TTCTCCAAGAATGATAATAGTTTTTATTTTTTTCAAATGTATCAATAAGTTCTAAACCGTTTGTGGCATCTTCGGCATCACCAAAATGACTTGCGGCAATTACATAAACCTTGCCTGTGTTTAGTTCTTCATTAAAATGTTCTAAATGATTTTCCAAGTATGCCTCTCTATCATTGTAGTCTTCATCTGTGATAGTGTCAAAAAATTCTTTATCTATGTATACCCAACTGTGTGATGGTATATTAAATTTAGTTTTTTCAGAGCCTCTGATATTCTTTTCAAAATCTTTGTTGCGTTTGTCCAGTTGATTTTTATTTTTAATTTCGGATTTTAAATCTAGGAAACCTTCCTTTTGGAAAATTTTATCAAATCCTGTTAAGAATTTTTTAATTGCCGCAAATCTTTCCTTAATTAATGCTTTTATTTCTGATGATTCATAATTACCAGGATCACGTGATTTTGCTTTGTACAATTCAGATAAATTAATCTGGCTAAAGACTAAGTCATCATATGATTTTGGAAAATTCCACGTGTCCTGATCAGGTTCAGACATTTTTGTTAAATCATCTAAAATGTCGTTCCATTTACTTAGTCGGTCATCGTGGTCGCTGAAATTACTTATTCCTAAGAAATTTCTACCATCTTCATCATTGTCTTTTAATCCAAGTTCATTTTGAAAGTCTACAGGCTTCAATGCAGTTATAAAGTCTTGTCCAATTGATTTTAATTGCTTTACTATGCTTTGATATTTTTCTTTGTCCTCAGTTTGTAAATCTTGCAAATGATCCATACGATCTCTCATTCGCTGTATCATTCTCATCTGTGCGACATTTTCATAGTTGTCATCACTTCTTATATTGATATGATGATCTGGACTTGTAGGATGTTCATATCCACTATATGGTTCTAGGAAGGATAGTAATTCTTTAACAGCACCAGGAGTTGTTATTTTTCCTGCCTTTAATAAACCACTACTTCCGTAAGACCCACTTTTCATATATCTAGCAAATTCGTTTTCTTGCCTTGTTTTAAATACCTGTCTTAAATCATCTTGTACTTGATCTGTATCTTTGTAGGGAGATACTTTTACTAATAATTCTATAAATTTATTTAATTTAATATTATCTTTTTTATCATCAGACATTGCAAACTGCCAGGACTTTTTAAGTATGGCATCTACTTCTTGTGGCGTTAGGAAGGTTGGTTTTTTTATAATGTCTTGTTTAAATAAACTTTGTACACCTTTTTCTAATCTTACTATGTTCTCTTTGTCAGTACCATTAAAGTTTAAGTCATCCATACTTTGGATGGCAATTTTTTCTAAAGTTTTACTGTTTAATTTTATTTTGTTAGCATATTCTCTGAATATTCTTATGCTTTTTGCATTAGGCATTCCTCTCGCTTTATTGTCAGCAATATCTCTTGCAAGAAGTGTTACTGCCCTACCAAACATTTCCTGAGATCTTTTTAATGCCGCTGGTGCTCTTTTGCTGGGTGCTATTGCGTCTGGTTGTATATAGCCTCTGATTGGCTCTCCCTCTTCAACTTCAACAATATCCATCTTGTCGCCTGTGCCTTTTTCATAATCTTTGACACTCTGTTTCCATTTTTTATCAGCATCTGGATCACTTAATTCTTCATATTCATTAAAATAATTAACAGAATTATTTAAAAATCTTATAACATCAAAATAATCTTTTTTACCAACTATTTCTTTTGCAGAATCTATCACAGGATGATTATGAACCTCTAGTTCTTTTGTCTTTTCAGGGTCTATCTCTTGGCTCTTACGGATTAATCTAAACAAAGCATTTATATAATCTGTTCTAAACGCATCTTCATCATAACCTGCGTTCATAATGGTTGCATATCTTACAACTGATTTAACAACTTTTTCATACATTGTGTTGTAGTCAGCACCACCCATTATTCTAAATTCTATTAATTCATTTTCGCTATCATTATCTTTTTGGTTTTTAAAATGAATACTTGAAAACTTTTCTCTGCTAATGCCTTTTTCTAATTCTTTTTGTAACGTTAAGAAACTGTCTTTATTTCCACGTTTCATATCTTCTGCATGTTTTAATAAATTTTGATATTGACTTTTTGTATAACTGTTTCTACGTCTTCCCCATTGTGCTAATAAGTATTCGTCACCTAATAACAATGCCATTTTTAATTTGTTTGGTTCTAGTCCTCCTAATTCTGCATCTCCATCTCTAGATCCGTTCCAACTCATTGTTACATGTAAACCTGTGGTATTATTAGTGCCGAAGTTATCTTCGCTCCAGTTAAAAAGACTTCTCATTTCTTCCAGCATTTTTCTAGGAGAACTATATACTGGTGATATTAATTCTGCGGCCGCACCTTCATCGGGATCTATACTGCTGTCAGTTTCTACTGCCCATGAAGTTGTTGTATAAGTGTCTCCGTAATCTCCTGATTCTGGGTACTCATCAAAACTACTATGTTGTTTTATCCAACCATTATACAATTCATCAGCAACATCTGACACACCACTTCCGCCTCTGCTATAGTCGTATCCATACTCATCAAGGAAACTGCTCATATAACTGTATGTGTCATATATCCAGTCTTCCATACTGTAGTCGCTTTCAGCGGCTTCTCTGGCCTCATCATTTAAATCATATTCTTCTCTGACTGCAAGGTCAAGCCATTCTAAATATTCGTCTTCGTATTCTTCTTCTACATATTCTCTAACCCAGTTCATGTATTCCCAACCATCTTCCTCACGGTTTTCGTATTCTTGTGGGTCTGCTTCTTCAAAATCTTTTTTGTATATTTCGATTGCTTCTGAACTTGGGCCACTACTGCTGTCTATAAAGTCGTTCAACCATTCTTCATCTTCTTTGACTTCTTGGACTTTATCACTCACTAAGTCGTCCAAATATTCTGATTGTCCTTTATCATATAACCAATCTTGATAATCTTCGTATGCTTGATCTGGTAAATCACCATATTCGTATTCGATATCACTGATGCTCATATCATCTACATCAGAAGAACCTGAACCATCTACACTATAAAAAAATGTTTCTGCTTCAAAGCCACACTTTACTGGCATATCTAAGGCTTCTGATGCAATTTCTTTTTTATTAAAATTTATTTCAAAAAGTTTTGGATCTGCTTCTTTTAATCTTTTCTTGGATAACTTTTTAATTTTTCCTTTAAGTTTTCTAATTTGGAATTTTTTACCTTTCTTTTTGGCTAATTTTTTTAATTTGCCTTCTTGTACTTCTGGGTAAGATACATCTGCATCTTTATCAAAAACCACAGGCTCATTATTTTTATCTAATGCGATAACTACATCTTCTTTATCGTTAGGTAGTGACGTTCTTTTACCTGCAGGTGAAACAATCTTTAATTCATTACCCTTTTCATCAGGAAAGACAAAATCTTTTTTTAAGTCACCTGCTTTAGATGTAGTCATAGATAAATCTTTAGGTTGTATTGTTTTATTAGATGATGGTTTTCTTACTATAGAAGTACTTGGTTTTTTCAAAGATGAAGAACTAGGCTTGTTTACAATACTTCCGGACTTTTGATTTCCAACAGATGTAGAGGGTCCTGAAGTCATACCGTATTCTTTTAATAAAGATTCTATTGTCCTTACATCTTTAAATTTCATTATCTTCTTCTAACTGGCTTATTTAAAGTTTTTAATCTTTTAGATGCTGGATTAGTTCTTTTAGTTCTTCTTGCCTTAAAGGCTAATCTTCTACCCATACCTGCTTTTGTTCTTTTTAATGTAAGCCTTTTCTTCATATCTATTGGCTTACTACATTGGGCCGCATTTGCTACAACTCTTCCTTTACGTCTACCAGATGTACAACGAACTGCACGTTTAACAGTATTTCCCATTCGGCGCCATACCATTCTACCTTCTGTAATTTCTACATCTGTAAATTCGTCTATTCTCATAATATTTTCATTAACAGTCCTACTACTGTTGTCATTAAGGTTGTGAAGGTTAAACCAACAATAGCGATTATCCAACTTTCTAATTTGTCTAATCTTCCTTTTGTAGTTTCTTTAAATTCTCTTAATTCGGAGGTAATGCTTTCTATACGAAGCATGTCAGCAATTATGTGAGCCTCTATGTTACCGCTTTCAACATAAGGTTTAGTTGCTATTTCTGTTTTTGGCTTTTTAGGCATTTTTTATCCTATAATAAATCTTGTTTAGTAAATTCCATATTGACTGAACTTTTTGTATCTATTGTTCCATCATTTAATACAATTCCGTCCAATTCATCTTTAAGCAAATCTATAGTATGAGCTCCTTCTCTTTCAAATGCAAATTTAAAAATCCAACCTGCACCTGTAAGGCTTGGTGCTCCGTAATTTTCTAATAAATTTGCACCTATACCATTTAATGCAACTGGATTATTCATAACCACTGGTTGTGCTCTTAATCCTATTACTTGCACTATGCTTTCAAAATCTTTCTGTGTATTGTCATTAAAATCACCTGTTCTTGTGATATTTAATGTCGTAAACAATGTGTAGTATTCTATATTACTCGATAGTACTTCACTACTACCCATTGCACCACTTCTTATTAAACTCATGTGTGTCTCCTTGTATATTACTATTTATCGACTTTTAATTTTCTGAAGTCAAAAAAATCCCCACATAAAGTGGGGATTAAATATTATCGTTTGTTGTTACGTTTGATTAACCACCAAATGTTGCGATTAATGTTGCGCCTGTAATAGATGGTGTTGCACCTGCACCTTGTAGTGCAATGTGTGAACCTGAAGTTAAACCTTCAACGCCTACAACTACAAAACCTTCGTTTTGTGCTTCTAAACATGCCGCTTCAACTGTTACTGCTGTTACGTCATCAACTTCTAAAATATCTGTACGTGGACCTAGACCGTTACTTGCTCTAACTGCCGCGTTTGGATTTGCTTGTGCCATTATATTCTCCTATGTATTTTGAGCCGTTTGGCTCTCTTACTTTTATTTATCAACTTTTAGTCAAAAAAAATCCCCACATAGTGAGGATTTTTAATATTCTGTTAAATTTAGAATGATGTATCGCCGATCACGTAACCTGCAATGTCACCGTTTGCTAAATTATCAGCACCTTCAACAATTAAGTTTACTGTATCACCTGATACACTACCAACTTTAAGAACTGAAAGGTTTAAGTTTTGAGCTGAACTAACTAATTGTGTTAAATCAGAAGCACTAATGTTTCCTGATTGTTGTTGGAATGACTTTAAAAATACGTCTTTACCAATAAACTCACCAGCCGCCGCCGCTCTTCTATCTGATTGTGCCATTTTATTCTCCTTTATGAAGTCTTTTAACTTCTATATGTACTTATTTATCTTTTTCTAGAATATTTTATGTTACTAGGATCGAATAATTTAGATAAATTTGAACCTACACTTACACCCGATCTAAATCCTTTACCTAATCCTTGATCTATTATGGGCAAATAGGCTTGTAATTCTTGAGGTAATTGGTCTCTTGCAACTTTAACATACTGATTACCATAAAACTTATCACTATATTTTTTGTATTTCTCTATTTTTTCTTTGCTAAGTTTTTCAACTCCTAGATCGTCATCTTTAATTTTATCAAGAGCCGCCTTTGCTAAAATTTCTGCTTCTTGCTGAGCACTATCTATAGAAGTATGTTTAGCACTATTTCTTGTTTGTTGAAAATAATATGCAGTTAATCTTCCCATAGGAGTATTTGTAGCAATCAAAGATTGATAAACCTGACTTGCTTCTGCTTGATCTATTTCTTCTCTGATAATTTCTTTTATTTTCATTTTTTTAATGTTCTTACTATTTTACTGATAACCATTTTTATTGCAGTGAAGTATGCCCAACCATATCCATAAAAAATATGGAAAGTGTGATTCTTTTCTATTGCAGATTTAGGGCCAAACTTTTTAGTCCAGTTATCTACATACTCGCCTTTATATCTTAATACTGCGTGAGATACTTTCCATTTACTTGGACCCACTAAACAGATACCTGCTTGATGAGTAATAAGCATCCACCACATTTTTAAATGGCTTTCACCACATAGTCTGTAAAGAATTGATAGAGCATAGTCTTCGCAATCACCTACATACTTACCTTCTGCATTTGGAGAATAGATAATTTTCCATGCATCGGCCATACCATATTGTTCTTTGTCTTTTCTGTATTTCCATTTTTTATTAAACGAATCTACTATTGCATCTTTTTGTATTTTGTTCATTTTTGTCTCTGCCTTCCACTTGCCCAGTATCCTGCTATTGCTCCAATACCTGTACCGTACTTCTTATATTTATCAATATTTTTTCCTGTTTTTTGTGCAATCTTCTTACCTGCATACCTGCCTGCGGCCGCACCAGCAACTGCACCGGCAACTCTTTTTGCTGTACTTGGTTTTTCCTTATCAGTAACAATATATTTTTTATATCTTGTCATTGTGCTCAATGGGCTTACCATTTCACTGCCTTTTGCAATTCGTCTATATTCTTGAAGTATAGATGTAACTACTAATTGTCTGGCTGTATATTTTAAGTTGCCCCAATCACTAACAAGTCTTCTCCATTTTTTATATCTGGAGTCGCTAATTTTGAGTTGTGATTCTAATCTCATAAAAAAAGAATACATTTCACTGTTTCTATCTTTACCACTACTAATCTTAGACATATTTAACCAATGTTGTCTATTATTAAATTGTAGGGATTTTAAAAATCTTTTACTTTCGATATTATTTTTTAATTTAATATTTTTATTTTCTGGATCATTAACATGATATGCTAATAAAAATAAATCAGTTGCATGACTTCTGAATAAAATATAAGGGCCATACTGAGTAGATTGCTTTAAATAAGATCTTGCAAAACTTTCCTGCTTACTATCTTTAGTCATCATCCATGTAGATAGTGTTGTTAAATATAATAAATTTGCTACTTCTCTGCCTGTTAAATTTCTAAAATTATTTGATGTCCTAAACAGTCTTGCTTCAGATATTTCTTGATCAATTAGTTTAAAATTAAATTTGTTTTCTGGCATGCTCATTTTCCAGGTGCTCCTGTTCCGAAGTTCAGTCTGCTAAACTCCAGTCTATCTACTAGTTTTAATGCATTACCTATTCTGTCAACTGCAACAAACCCTTCTTCGCCTGTTACTTCATATCCGTTTTCAGTTTCCTTAAATGTAGGTAACTGTCTAATTGTTTCTAACTTTTTAATTATGTTTACTTTAGATTGTATTATCTTTAAATACAGATCATATACGCTCACTATCCCAGGAACGTGTTCTTTAATAAACTTTACACCTTGTACTAATTTTTCTGTCATTTCGTCCTGTTTAGCCTGTGTTTTATAACCGTCTATTTTCTTTTGCATAAAATCTATATACTTTTGTACAAACCCCTGTGCAAACTTAGTGGGCTCATCAAATGCTCCTGCTCTAATATTATTATTTACATGGGCCTTTAGTTGTTGTAGGAAATCTTTACCTATTAAATCATTACCTTTTTCTAACCAAGCAAATGTTTCTGAATCTATACTTTTTAAATAACTATCTGCTTGTTTTATAGAATTTATAATATTATCACTTTCTTCTTGTGTAAGTGTCACTGTTCCACTAAAATCTTTTATTAATGCATCTCTATGCCAAACTTTATTACTATTACCAAGTACACTACTGTCAAAACCAAATTTAGCAGTTGTATCGGCTAACGTAGGCCCTCCTACATACTCTGTATGCCAAACAATTCCTATTTCTGCACTAGAAATTTCTTTTGCTAGGTCACTGTTTGTGGGTACTGCATACACTATGGTATTTGGTTTAAAAACAATACATTCCTCCCCGTCAACATCTACAGTTTTCAAATCACTTTTAGAAAAAAGCATATCTCCTTGAGCAACTGTATTCCAGTTCAAACTATTTAAAGTTTTTAATGCAAGTTTTAATTTATTTTGTAACTCTTCAGCAGGATGATTCTCCTCAATGTCTTTTTCTGTAAAATTTAATTTGGGTTTTTGTGCAAATACACCTTTGGTGCCTACAAAAAATTTTCCTGATTGAGGATCTTTGCCTGCAATAATGGCTGGTGCACCGTCCCATTTTGTTGTCATGCTGACTGGAGTTTTGGAACTTCCTTCTAGCATCTCATGTAGACTAAACAAATAATTTATTGCTTCTTTGGCGCCTTGGTATCCTTTGTTAAAAATATTGTCTTCCAAATGCTCTAAATGAGTATTTTTATTTTCTGCTTCTAGTATAATTTCCTTAAGGAAACTATTTGAGATTTCGACAAATTTCATTTTTAACCCTGAACTTTTTGTACACGATCAATAGGTTTTGTAAATATCACACCTGTTTTAGATTTGATTAAAAGTTTTCCTTGCGGTACCTCTGTTGCTCCGCCTTCTGAAGGTATCCCTGCTGGATAAGAATCTCCTGCAACTGCTATTACAGGACCTTGTACTAAGTCACCTTTTTTAATATTTTTATTATTTTTTTCAGCATTCCATTGTACCATGTCGCCAACATTAATAATTTGTGTTTTTCTTTTATTACCAAGACCTCTAATTAATCTTTGTAACCCATCACCTATCACACCTGATATTTTTCCTAGGAGTGATGCATTTGGATCAGCTCTACTTGCAACACCAAGAGGTCCTCCTATCAAATTATTAATAGTACCTTTGACAGTCTTCCAGGCTCCAGGACTTAATTGGTTTACTCCATCTGGTTCATACCCTTGTGTTGCCATAAGAACCATATGTGCTTCGCTATTTTGAGGGATTGCTTGTCCGTCAGATTTTCTTAACCAAATATTATTGTTAAGATCATAAACAAATTTTTCATTACCTAAGGTAACTTCTTTACCGTGTTTTATAGGTACAGGATTACCAGGTAAATTGACGTCTTTTTCTTTAACTACAATTTCATTTATTAGCATTGTCAATTTCCCTTTGTGATTCTTTGATAACCTTACCAATACCTCGGGAGAATTTTTTAATATCTTTTGCTTTAATGCTGTTAATTAATCTGTTTTTAAGATCTTTAGCAGTTTGTTCATCATAATGTGTTTCAATCTGTTCTATAAGATTAATAGCACTATTGATGACATGCTCTCCCCTATTTGAGACCACATGATTCCTATCTCTATCAACAGAAATTTGATTTAGTTCTTCTAATATACTGCGAGTTTTACGCATGTCGTCTCCATAAAATATGTATAATGCTATTTATCATTATAAATCATTCTTTTTCAGGAACTCTCGCATGTTCATCGCTTGGCCTATAGTATCTTTCTGTTCTGGCTCATCTGCTTTAATTGTATTACTACGTTTTAGTTGATCTACTAGGCTTGAAGTTGTGATTGTATCAGCATCTTCATCTCCGTCTTGTAAATCTTCTATTCTAAGTGTATCAGGATCAAATCTTAAATCTACTTTGGTGCCTACACCACTACTAGAACGTGTTTTCATAAACTGTATTTGATATCTACCTTTTTCTCGCATAGCATTACTTGTAAAAATACCTACAACATTATCTGCTGTTTGTATTTTACTGATACCACCTGCTATATGATGATGATCAAATTCTATTTCTTCTACTGCGCCTCTGTTTAACTGTGAAGCCGTTACAAATAGTAAGTCTCTTTCTACTGCTAGGTTACGCAACTCTTCAGATACATATTTGTCCTTAATAAACAAATCACTGCCACTTACTTTTGCACTAATAGGCATCATCAAATCCAAATAATCCACAAGTAAACAATCTACTTTCTCACCACAGGATATTTCATATTCTCGCAAAAATACTCTGATATCATTTGCATTAACACCGTTAGGCATTTGTTTAACTCTTAATTTACCAGCACCTTTGGCTTTCATACGCACTTTCAAATCTACATCATCCATATTACGCATCACTTCTTTTGTGCCATAACCAGATACCATACTATCTAATCTCATACTAATAAGTTGTTCACTAAGCTCTAAACTAATGTAAACAACGTTAAATCCTGCTAATGCCCAATTGACTGCAAAATTTTGTAAAAACAAACTTTTACCTGCACCAGAACCACCAGCAAAGATTGTCATCTCTCCTCTGTTCAGGCCACCATAAAGTTTGTGATCTATACCCTTCCAACCTGTACTAATTGCCCCTGCTTGATCTTTGATCCATTGTAATCTTTCTTTGGGATTTTCAAAATATTCTAAACCCAAGTCTTTAACCAAACCAACTTGACTTGCATCTTTAATCTTATTTTCAACTGTGCCATAGTCTTGATTTTCTAATAAGTCTGTGCTTTCTATAATTGCTTTTTCTAATGCTTTGTGTCTGCAAAAAGTTTCAAATTCATTCATAAACCATTCATGATGATCAGGAGTTACATTTGGAATAGGCTCTAATTGTACTCCTGCAACTGCACTTACTTGTTCAGGAGTAGGAATAGAATTGTGCTCAGTGCTATGACTTATAAATAAATCAACTGCTTTCCTATACTTTAAATTAAAGTACACCGGGTTGACTATATTCTGACACCTTGCAAATAAGTCTGAATCGCTCAACAAAAACCTTAAAAAAAGTTCTTGTGTTTCTTCATTATATGTTTTTATATCTGCCATATCTTTTCTATCTCACTTCTTATATATCTTGCAACTAGTTTATGACCCTGTTTGTCTGGATGACTATCACTAGTGCTAATGATGTTATTACCTGCAATTATGCTTATAGGCTTAATAAAATTTCCTGGAACAACAATATTTACATTATTTTCATGTGGCATACATCTAGAACTCATTCCTGTAATCAAATATTTGACATCATTTTGATTAAAATATGCTATTGCCGTATTTAAAAGATTAAATGTTTCTTGTTCTACAGTTTTTATTGTTCTATGTAATAAAGAATGTTGTATAAATGTTTTAACCTTTCTATTTAATTCTTCCTGATCTATATCACTTCTATTATATGATATATCATCTAAAACAACATGATCTTTACACATTCCTATCCATGTATCAAATTCTGCATCATACCATTCATCTCTAAACCAATCAGATAATTGTATTACAAAAAATGTATCATGATAAGCATTATTTTCTATGTAGTTTATAGTTCTTCTTAAAATTCTTTTATTACTACTACCTATCCAACTTTCGTTTATCACATCAAAGTCTTCCATAAAATCAGGCCATGCCAATTTATTTTCTAATGTATTACCATAACTAAAACTACAACCGTTTACATATAATTTCATACTAATGTCCTACATGTACTCCAAACAAATATCCCAAAAAGAAAACTATTGGTCCTAATATTAATAAGTCTACAATCCAATGTAATGCTATAGACATAGTAACAATTTCCTTCCAATGTAGTCTACAAATATTTTTCCAATGTTGAAACTTTTCGTTCATACCATTTTAGCTCTAACTTTAATCTTTAATTCATTATCTACAGCATTTCTAATAATACTGTCCACTGTAGCAAGTCTGCCATATTTAATAACTGCATCAGCGGCATCTTTACAATCTGCATGCCAAGGCGGGAAACTTACTTCCCACCCTAGTTCAGCGGCCTGCAACATCAATTCTGTACCAGCCTCATCTCTGTCAGGACATATAATAATTCTTTTGCCCAATTTTTCTATTAGGTGTGCCTGTTCAGGCCCTACACTATTTCCTTGTATTGCTATACCATCTATCATTATAGCATCAAAGACGCCTTCTGTCACTATAACAATTTCTCTTTTACTGTCTGCAAATCTATCTATATTAAAAACATATCCAGACGGCATATTATGTAAGTATTTAGGTGTAGTCTTATCAGGAGGATTTATATGTCTTCCTGTCCAACCAACTAATTCATTATTATAAGTAAAGGGGACTACTAATCTTTGCTTGTACAGAGGTTCATTAAAGAACATTAAAGGGTAGAGACCATCTATGCCTCTGTCTATAGCATATTTTTTTACAGGATGATCTATATCTAAATCATCTAAACTTATAACTGATTCTGGAAGTCGTACTGTATCAAACTTTTGCAAATTATATACATAATCAGTTTCTTGTTCAGTTTCTAATATTTCTGCATATTTTAAAATTTCTATTTGGACCTTATGTATTTCTTCTGCTGTCGCACCTAACTTGTCAGCAAGATCTTTATATTTCTTACCTAATGTAGGGTTAGGTTCCCAACCAGTAGTAAAGCCACAATTAAAACAATTATAGGATATTTTTGCTCCTGTTGTAATGAGACCGCCGCGTTTTCTTTTATCAGTACACATAGGACAGTCCATAGTCCTCCAGCCACTAGGTGTTTTGCTTGTCTTAATAGGCAAATGATCTAATAAGAGCCTGTGTACTTGCTCAACAAGAATATCGATATCCATAGTATTATTATACAGGATATTAAGTGATTTGTCAATTAATTTCTAATGTGAACTTGCGAAATATTTCCACTACTAGGTGTGTGAATTAAACGAATCCAATTACTGTTTACCTGATAGTTTTTATTTATTATATTGCTTTCTGATGTTAAAGTCAATGTTTCTAAGTCAAACCAATCTATACTAGCATCGTCGTTCTCAGGAGTACCTTCTACACAACTGCCTTGTACTGTAATGTTTCCAGTATAAGCATCAGGATAAATGGCAATAGTGTGCAAAGCAGTTTGAAAATTTCTATCTTGATTACCACTAAAGGCCGAAGAAACAAATATATTTGCAGAGTCACCGGCATCTACACTTGCTGTTTGAGTAAAAGTGTTTCCTACTTGTGTTTCTACTGGCTCCATACCTAACTGATCGGTAATTTCTATATCAAATTTTACTGCATTATTTTGATTTGTAAAAACCGGATGTTCTATCCCATCTTGATCTGTTCTTGATACATACATTGTGTACATGCCTGCATCTACACTTTGCAAATCAGAATTTTCTAATGTAAGTTTTACTTTACCTACATCACTTGTATGTTCTAAAAGTCTATAAAATACTCTTCTTTTTGTTGAAGGATTTATTAATGTAGCCATTAAAACATCAGAAAAAACATTTTGTAATTTTCTATCCCTGTCCCTTATATTAAAAAGTATTTCATTGTTAATACCTTTATGTGCAATTAGTTTTTTATTATTCATAGGCCTGTTATCCACATATATACCGTCAGAGTGTACCACTATATCTATAATATCTTCGTAAAGAAACAATCTGTGATCACCATAACTCATATTTTTTAATTTTTTACTCTATAATTAACTCTTTATATTACAGTATTTATCATATAATTGACTAAATAGTTTTGTGGAGAAAGACAAACTAATACAAGAAACACAAGAAAAATATCCCTTCCTTACAGGTATACTTTATGGCGGTGAAGAGTACATAGGAATTGTAGTTAACCACGACAACACTATCTTAACTTTTTATGATTATGATAAACTTCCAGATAAAAATCTTAAAAAACTTTTTTTAGAATTAGGTGACATGTGGTGGTGGGAAAGTAATAGACAATTACCAATAGATGTATTTTTAAATCATGAAATGAAAATATTTCATAAATATCTTAGTACTTTTGTTATGAAAGATGTTGAGATACTTTTTGGTCCTACAACCAGTCTACAAAATTTGTTAAGAAAAAGAATTAAAAGAAGAGGAGTCCAATTAGTTATTAAGCCAAACTAATTTAACTGTTAAGACTTTCAACCATTAAATTCAATTGTACAATAATAGCAAGAGCATAGCCAAAACTATGACTCTTTTTAAAGAAGTATGTATTGTCATTAGGTTTTACCCAAACGTCTTTTTCGATTTCCTTCCAAGCCTTTCCTACCAAATGGCGTTTACCGGGTCTTATCATAGCAAGTATCATTGCTAATTGATCTATGCTTTTAGGTGGATGTTGTTTTACTATTTCAAAGTGATTATTAATATGAAATAGTTGCTCAACTATTTCTTTGTGTTCTAATAATTCCCACATTGGTTCTGTATTAATCAATTTATCTAAATGTGTTTCGTCCTTCACTCCTTCATATACATGGTTATTAAGTACGTCTAATTTAAACCAGCCTTCTTGTTCTGCTTGTTTATGATCTATTGTACTATAACCTTCAAGAGGAAACTTCGAAATATTTTGAAAGTAAACACCAGTGTTATGCTTTGTAAACTTACCGTCTTTTTCAATACTTGCAGGTGTGACATTAACTAACTTGAGAAAGTCATCTCTGTTAGCCATATCAATATCTACATCAAAATCTATTTTCATATTCCTGCTATTTTACATGCCCCTTTAACATCAGTAACTTCTGATTTATTGTTTGCAAATAATTTCATCCAAAATGTTGCATCAATTATATGCTCTATCATTTTTACCTGCTCATCACTAAATCTTGTTAATAGTTCATCTCCACTTTCACACAAATACAACATCCAAGGAGAAACTTTTGCACTTCTTAAATCATATACTGCTCTAGGAGTAGTAACCTTTGAAAAATAATCTTGCCAATCACAATTATGTTCTTCAGCCCATTTAGAAAGATACATTATAGTTCTTTCCAATGCTTTCATACCTGGTTCTTTTTTTACATATGTTAATAGCCATTCGTCATAAAGACTATCTTTAGTCCAATCGGCTAATTTTTTACCATTTTTAATTAACCATTCTGCAAATAGTTCTGGGTTCAAGTATTCATTTGTAACACAACTTCTACCAAATTTTACAAATCCATCATAGTATTGGCTTTTAACAAAATCTTCCTGAGATTTTGGTTTAGATGCAGAAGTATTCAATTCATAAAACATCTGAAACACTCTATATCCTAATCTAGTATGTGTTAGATCTTTATCTGCCATACGTCTTTTCTTTATACACATATGAGCACTCAGAGTTCTTTCGCTCATAAATGTCTTTTCACACCATTTACAAGTATTACTTTCCGAAGATGTCTTTGATTGTGTTGTCATTGTATCCATGTGATAATGCTAATTCTTTGAGTTCTTCTTTTGTATTTAAATTTATAAGATGATTTATATCTTCTGTTTTCATATGAGGGAAAATTTCATATATAAAATCAAATATTTTATTTTTCTTTTTTCTTGCATTAGGTGGTTTAAGATACGGATGAAATTGTACCTTACCAACCCCACAGGTGCTCAGCAAGAGCCATTGTAATTCAGGGTGTTTACTTACTTCCATAAACTGATAGTTAACCAGTTCATTAGTCATATAAATGTAATTCGCCGCTTCTTTTCCTTGTACACTACTACAATACCTCATCATCATCCAGGCACTAAAAGCCTTTTTCTGTTCATCACTTAAACGATTATAAAAACCTCTATCTTTTTTATCTATTGCCGCCATAATTTCTTTGAGCGGTATTTGAGGTTTTTTAGGCATTATTCTCCTTCGTATTCAACAAGTGCGGCGGCATTATAGCCTTGCTCTATAATTTTAGCAAATCCTCCCAAGTCTGTCAAGTCTATAACAGCCAGTATTAAAATATTATCTCTGGGTACATCAAAACATTCATGTACTAAGTCAGCACATGCAATCGCAGTACCGCCAGTTGCTATTAAGTCATCTATTATTACAACTTTATCTGTGGATTTAATATTTGTATTTTTTTGTATTTCCAAACTTGTACTTCCATATTCTAAGTCAAAATCTCTTTTGTGTGTTTCGTTGGGCAGTTTTCCAGGCTTACGAGCCATTACAAAAGGAATATTAAGATTATTGGCTATAGGTGCTCCAAAAACAAACCCCCTGCTTTCAATACCTACAATACAATTTGCTTGTAGAGATAAATCTTCCATTTCTTGTAATGTATATTTAAATGCATCAGGGTTTTCTATTAGACTTGTAATATCTCTAAATTGTATACCTGGGATAGGAAAATCAGGTACTGTTCTTATTGTGTCTTTTAAATTCATATTTCACTCATTTTTATATTTAATATTTCGTCCCATGTAGCAAATTGTTTTTTGCTATAAGGACCAGCCGGATATGTAGGTGGTGTCCATTCTATCACTACATTTCTAGTGTAAATAGACTTCATCCAAATCTTTTTACCCCCTAAGGTTGTTTTAGGTATCCAAGCAAATACTTTTTTCCATTCTGTATATTGTGGTTCCGTCTTTGTTTTTAAATCCGGGTACCTAGTATATGCAGGATGATTCATTAAAAAATATCTACAACTTCCCACGGTAAATCTTGTTTACCAAAATGCCCATAATTAGTTGTTGTGGTTAAATCTAAATTAAATAAATTAAATTTATCAATTATACCTTTAGGTGTCAGGTCTATATTATCTCTAAAATAATCTGCAAATTCCTTTCTAACTTGTCCGTCAGCATAAACATATATATTTGTAGGTTCTTTTACACCAATAGCATAACTTAATTGTACTGTGGCATTTTTAGCCTTGCCGCCTGCCACAATGTTTTTAGCCAAGTATCTAGCCATATAAGCCGCACTTCTATCCACTTTGGTACAGTCTTTACCACTAAAGGCACCGCCGCCATGTGGTGCATATCCACCGTATGTGTCTACAATTATTTTTCTACCTGTTAATCCTGTGTCGCCATCTGGACCACCAATAACAAATCTGCCTGTTGGATTGATTAACCATTCTGTGTTATCTATATCTATCTTTCCTTCTACTACAGGAAAAATTATAGCCTTTACACGTTCTCTAACCTCTTCTATAGATAATTTATCACTATGTTGCGTACTACATACGATAGTTTTAATATTGATAGGCGTACCTACTTTATCATAGTTAAGTGTAACCTGTGCTTTACTATCTGGTCCTAACCAATCAGCACCGTTTTTTCTTTCGTGTTCTAATTGTTTTAATATCTCATGGCTGTAATAAATTGCACTTGGCATATAATTAGGCGTTTCGTCACAGGCATAACCAAACATCAGTCCTTGATCTCCTGCACCAAAGTCATCTGTACCTAAGGCAATGTCCGGAGATTGACCATGCAATTCATTGTAGACTTTTAATTTATCCCAATGAAAACCATCTTGCTCGTAGCCAATATCTCTTACAGTTGCTCTAACAAGTTTTTCAATATAAACTTTATCAAATTTATCACTTTTGTATTCACCAGCAAGTGTAACCATATTGGTTGTCACTAAAGTTTCTACAGCCGCTCTATGGCTAATATTTTTATCTATTAAGTAAGTTGCTACAGCATCAGAAATTCTATCTGCTACTTTATCTGGATGTCCACTACTTACACTTTCACTTGTGAATTCATAACTCATTTATAATTTTCCTTCTTTTTTCATTTGTTCTCTGATTTTAGTTGCACTGATTTTTTGTGTTTCTTCATCAAGAACTTCTTCTTCTATTTTATATCCTACACCTCTACCATATGTGATATTCATTATGTTTGGTACAGGATAACACCTAAATTTACCTGCAAATTCTGCCAGTTCCTGCTCTATATTATCACAGATATCGTCTACTGTCCAAGGATTGCTATCATCTCTTGGCATATCTCTTACAAGAACAGCAACCTGGCCATGTTTTGCTAATGCTCTTTCAAACAACTTTTGATGACCTTCATGCCATGGTTGAAATCTTCCTAGCATCTGTGTGGTTGGTTGCTTTGGTTGAAATAGATTATCTTTTATGTCAACTGCAATAAGCCTAGCCCATTTTTCTATTGTTTCTTCAGTCCACCAATCTTCTTCGTTAATTTGTATATCAACATTTACAGTATCATCTGGTCTTTCAAATACTTTGTTAGTATCTTCATATCGGCCTTTAGATATAGTGTTCATCCAAATTACATATTCAGGTTGAAACTTTCTTCTTAATTCATTAGTAGGACAAACAAAATCTGCAATAGCATAATTACCATTGCCTACTGTTTTTAAACAATAGTCGTTCATCCTTTTCATTTGTCTTTCTCTGCCTTCTGGAGAGAAATCCCAATCATTAAAAAGTTCTCTTATTTCATCTGCATTATGCCATTTGGCATTTCCTAATACTTCTACTAGGCGTTCTGCTAACGTTGATTTTCCTGAGCCTGGTAGGCCACAGATTAGTATTCTTTTCATTTAACTCCTAAAAGTTTATCTATTTTCCCTTTCCCATTCTGCGTTTTCTTCAAACTCTGCAAGATATTCATCTAAGTTTTCTTGTATGTTTTCCTGAGTATCATGCCACTTAGTATTTAACCAGCCAACCTGTGCATCATAACTTTTACCGGTTGAATCCATGTAATCATAATCACAATCTAATTCTACTTTATCGTAAAATACAGCATCAATAAATTCGCCTAAATTTGTTTCAACAACACCCATTCCAAGTTTAAACTCATCAAAATCTTCGCCGTCTGTTTCCACAAACCAAGCACCAAAAGAACCTTTTTCGCAACTATGAAACATTAATACAGGTACATGTTTGTTGCCGTCTTCATCCTCTTCGTTAATTACTTCTGGTTCTTCATCAGTATTAAAGTATCCGCCTTCTCTTCCATATACATGGATTGCTTCGCCTTCATATACTTCTTTATCATAGTCCCAATCATCTGATCCATCTGCTGGAACTTCATATACATAAAAGCCACCGTCAGCATAGGCACTATTAATGTGTTCAAACTCATCATTTTCCCACATATTAAAGTATTCGTCTTCATCTGTAGCAGGACCTGGAGGAGTATCTGGATCTATTAACGAGTCATCTGGTTCCTCATCATCTCCATATCCCATTTGATCTGATTCCAATACAGCATCTATAAGTTCACTGGTATCGTCTAAATCTGCATAATATCTTGCAAATGCTGGATTTACTGAACCGAAAACTAGTTCGCCTCCATATCTGCCGCCTTCTATTCTAAATTTTCTTTTTGCCATAATAACCTCCTATAGTAAATCAGCAATCTGAATATCTTTTATTTTTTTATACTCTTTAACAAAAAGAGCACATTTGGGTTCTGGACCATCTTCTAATGGTACTGCCAACATGTGACCGTTTTTTAGTTTTGGAAAATACCATTTTACATCCTGGTACACGTTGGTAATCTGTATTTCTTCTGATCTTGGCATCCAACTGTGCATTGGATTAAGAACAGGACTTAAAAATCCTCTATTGTTTAAACTTGCTAATGGTACAATCTCTAAATCAGCGAACTCCTCATCACAAGTTAATATACTCCAGTCCATAGGCATCTGTATTTTGTAAGGTCCTATTTCTAAACATATTGCTGGAGCATGAAAACTTTCTAAAAATATTAAAGGTAGCCAGTAATAATCTTGATATTCAGGGTCACCACCGTCAAAAACACAATATCTTATATCTTCTATTTCATCAGGTACGCAATCTATATCGTATGATTTATTATCTATTGTTAAAATTTTCATTTATATTCCACCTTAGTTATTGAATGTCTAAAATTCTGCTCTCTGTAAAAGGCTTTCCTTTTAGTCAAGTGTCTTTTACTATACTTTAAATTACTTGTTATGTCAACTATATTAACATAATCTTTATCTTCTGCTTTACGAATACCTCTTCCAATACTTTGAATTACCCTAACAAAACTTTTGCCTGGTTCCAATAATATTAGATTAAATATCCTTGGTATGTTAATACCAACTGCCGCTACACCATAAGTAGCAACGATCACTTTATTATTCATGTCACTTATTTCATTATAATTATCTTGCCTGTCTTCTGTTTTCATTGAGCCTCTAACAAAAGCCCAATCAGGATTTCTTTCTGCTAACATTTCACCTGTTTTAATCCTATCTATTAATACCAGTGTATTTCCGTTTTCAGCAAAACCATTTATAATTTCAGATAAATGATCTATTCTTTTAGGGTCTGTGACTAACCATTTAAGTTCTTGTGCATAACTTCCAAATTGTATTGCACCATCTTGTAATTGTAAAATACTGATATCCAAGTCTGCCAGAACACCCATATCTTGTAATTCTTTACTGCTCATTTTTCCTATCACAGGACCTAAACTACAGGTACAACCTACTGCTTCATGTTCATCTTTAGGTATTGTTCCTGTGAGTCCCCATCTAATAGGAACTTCTCTAAAAGGACCACTCAATAAATTCTTTAAAACGTCTGCTTTTGCTTTATGAACTTCGTCAACCATTACACAAACAACATTATCTAAAAATTCATCAATTGGAAAGTCTGCTTCAAAACTTTTGCTTTTCTTTTCCATTATACTAAGACTTTGCCATGTACAAATAGTATGTGTTTTATCGTATTCTTTTCTATCCCCAAACAGAACACCCACATCAAGTCCTAAATTTATATAGTCTTTTTCGGTTTGTACTACTAAATCTTTATTAGGGACAATCACTATGGTTCTTCCATAAGGTTCACATTTATGACTTAGTACCGCAGTTATAAGTGTTTTACCAGCACCTGTGGCAATCTCTTGTAATGATTGTGTATTATCTAAAAATCTGTTTATAATATCTACCTGATAATCTCTAAGTATTACAGGTTGTCCCTCTGCTGGATGCCGTTTAGGCCATTTAACATGTTGATAACTATTTTGATTAACTTGGTCAAACTCAAATTTCCAAGACTTACGCATATCCTTTATTTCGATTTCGTACCCATCATCAGTAACAATAGGTACTAATTTATCTAATAAATGAAAATATGTTCTTCCACCAATGTCACAATATCTCACACAACCATCCCAACGACCTAATTTATATGCCGGCATATGATATGCGTAGGGTAAAAAATATTTACAAGCATCAGATATTTTACGTCTTGTTTTCACATCAAGACCAGTAAATCTTACATTCACTTCATCTCTGATTTCTAAAACACATTTACCCATAATCTATTATACTACCACTTATACCCTAATGTCAAGTAATACTCAGTACCTTTTGTATTATAAAAAGGAACTACTTCTACTACTTCGTCTGTAATGTTTTCTGCTTTAAAGGAAACTGTTAAACCATTTGTAAACTCTTTGGTTACATACAAGTTTAACTTATTTAGATCTTCCAAATACTCCTGGCCTTCTTCTAATACATCATAAGGTCCAGGTGCTCTATCTAAATTAAAAGCATATTTTAATCTAAAGTTCACATCAAAAAAGTTTTCGCTGTATTGTAATACACCAGAAAATTTAGGTACTCTGGTTTGATCTGTATCTGTATATTTTAACATTACAAAAAGGGGACCAAAGTTATTTGCATATCTCATACCTGCTGTGGTATATTCTCCTGTGTTGGCATAAGTAGGCATAGTATAAACTGGATTATTGTCTTCTACTAATGTGTAAACACAACCTAATGGCATACCATCTGATGCTGTATAATTAGGATCTAATACACAACCACCATATGTGCCGTCTGTATTTACAGATAGATCAGGATTTAGTTCCAATGTTGCTGTAATATTATCTGTATAATATCCTGGAACATATTCTATTGCTTCTTCAAAATCATACATGAATACACTTAATACACCATATCCCAATTCAACACCTACACCTTTTTCAGGATCTAGTTCTTCATTGCCTTGTACATATCCATCACCAAACTTTTCATATAAGTTCGCTTTTCTAAAACTGTTACCAATGTTAAAAAAGAAGTCTCCTTTTTCTATACCCAGTCTAAGA